CAGAAGCAGGAAACGAGCGAGGGATGATTTGTAAATTCTGCGCTGTTGCGCTTGTAGTTAAAATGTTCATCCTCTAATTAACTCAAGTCGGACGTTTTGTTTTTCTTACAAACAAAAAAGCCACCCGGAGGTGGCCTTTCTGAAATTCAAGAATTAACTTAATACATTTATACTTTGCCTTTTGGCAACATACGCAATACTTCGGTTACGTTCTCAATGTTAACACGTAAATAATTATTTGATACAACCTCCTTGTAATTTGCTATTGTATTCGGGTCAACACCTAACTCTTTTGCCATTGCGTCAACCTTTGCAACTGCAGATTCAATAAGTTTTTGATAAATCTTAAGATTAGCCAATTCAAACTCAAGTTTTTCACGGACTTTCGCTGCTTCAGCAGAGGCCGCCCGGAACTTGTCGACGGTCTTCCACGATAATGTCTCAAGTTTTTGGCCGTCTTGAACGAATTTAACTCCCTTCGCTAATTCCTCAACTAAGCCAAGTTCAACCTTTACCGCTTTTGAGGCAAGCATATTGTAGATAGATTGCTTGCTCATAATCAGAAGTCGGTACCAACTACGATGGTAGAAATTCCAGCAGCAGCCAAAGTCCCGTCCAAGAAGTTAGCAGGAACCTGCTCTTGTCCGTTCAGCGTCAAGGTGTAACCAGAAAGGTCTCCCATAGCAGCACCCGTTACAATCGTACCTCCAGTTACTTCGCAACCGTTCTCCAATCCAGCAACAAAGAAGTTGCCATTGTAGTCTTCAACGATTACAATCGGGCGGCCGTAAGCCATCAATTTGATTTCCTTGTTAGACTGCTTGCTCAATTTGTGCAAGGTCAAGTTCAAGTTCTGGTCAAAAAACGTGGTTCCGGTATCACGGCTTGAAGTTACGGTCTGCTCAAAAGAAGAACTACCCTTCAAGTCGTATTTGTAAGCCGTCAAACCGCTACCCAAAACGTCGATAGCGTCCGTGTTGGTTGCGTCGTATGTAACTGTTAATTCCTGATAGTTCAGGAAGTATACCGACGTGATGCCGCCTACAACGTCCTTGCAGGGTTCAATTCGGCCAAGGGATAATGCACAAGCCATTTTATTTGTATTTAGTAAGTTAAAAAAGAAAGGGGTGGGGCGTTATTACACCACCACCCCCTTCAAGGAAATTTTAGAATGATTAAGCTCCGTAGTAAACGATGTCGCTACCGATACCGTACTGGATACCAGCGCTCATACGCATAATCAAACGGAAGTTCTGAGAACCGTCGATGTCTGCCATATCAATCAGGCGAACCTCGTTCTTGTCGCTCAACAAGCCAGTTCCAAAGAACAAGTTTGACTTCTGTGCAGCCACCATTTTGTTAGAAGACAAACCTTCAGCCAAGGCAACTTTGATACCGTCGAAGTACAAGTCCTGAGAACCGTACCACATAGTGCCTTTGTTGTCAACACCGTTAGCACCTACTCCAGCGGCAGCGAAGCCACCCAAAGCACGTACATACGCCTTGGCTACGTTTTGAGGAACGTAGATAGTCAAATCCTGCTTGCCGTACAAAGCAGCTGGGATAGCGTCTACAACCTTACCCAATTCAGCGATTACGTTAGCAGCGGTAACAGTCGTAGCAGTTACGTCGATAACGTCAGAATCAGCAGCAAACAAAGTTTGGAAACCTGCGAACTGGCCAGCGGAAGCGTTAACTCCAGCCCAGATGTTTTGCTCGATACGAGCAGCAACTTTCTCAGCAGCGTAAGCAACGATAAAGTCAGTGAAAGAAGCGGGTACATTCTTGAATGCAGAGTAACCCATCTCAACGGCTTGCCAAGTTTGTTCAAAGTCCTTTTTGCACATTTGCAAGTTAACTTGAAACTCCTCGGTCGTTAAAACACGCTCGGTCAAAGTAACGGTAGACGTAGGGTCGAAGTCGCAAGTAGCGTCCTTCAAGATATCGTCCGTGCCAACCTTTTGGATAACGGATTTGTAGTACACGTTGGGCAAAATCTCGATAAGACCTTTGTCCAAGGTAGGTGCGCTCAAAAGAGCAGCGGCAACGTATTTACCGGCAAACTCGCCAGCATACGTTGTGGTAATTGAAGTAGTAGTAGCCATTTTTTAGAATTGATTATTTGTTTAGACGTGCGAGAACTCGGTCGATAGAAGTTTCCGCTGCGTTCTGTGCGAGGTTAACTCGTGCAGGGGCGGGGGCTGCTTCTGGGTTGTGGCGGATAGGCATAGCGGCAGGCATATCCGAGGACATCTCCTGCTTCTTTTTGTACGCTCCCATTTCCTCCTTAATTGCGGACATTTCTGCACGCATCTCCTCAAGGATAGGCATTACTACCTCCTTGATTTTCTCCTCCATAGTTGGCTCAATGGCTGCTTCAACCTCGACCTCAACTTCCGGAGCTTCTTCTTCTTCGACTGCTGCTTCTTTGATTTCACCGATAACACCTTCTTCGGCTACAACCAAGATGCGGCCATCTTCCATTTGATACTCACCGACTGGGACTGCGATTCTATCCTCCTCAGATACGATGAAAATGGGTTGACCTGCCTCAAATGATTCAGCTTCCAAGACGGTGCCGTTATCGAGCTTGGCTTGCGCCAACTCGACCTCGGATGTCTCAACTGCGGACAGTTCGGCAAAGAATTTCTGGAAAATTTCTGTTGCTTTCATATGGGAAATAATTGATTAGTTATTGATTGTTACATTTTTATTGTGGAACCTTCACGGTAACACCTACGCCCTGGGCTTGAAGGGAACCATCGCAGCACTTCTTGCTATACGTGTTATTCTTGCACAAGCAGCCACGCTTGTCTCCTTTGGGGGAGGAACGGCTTGGGGTCTGTTTCATAGTTTGCCTAATTCTTTAAGTTTAGATTCTGCCCAACGCTTTGCGGCTAACCCGCCCCATAGCAGGAAAGAAATAGTACCGCACGCCTGCATATCGTTTTCGTCGTAGTATGCTTCCGCACGGGATAGGTACGAGTACATACGGGTAATGGTTTCTACGCTGATAGGGCGTCCGTCTGCGAGCTGTTGCGCTCGAATCTTACCGACTGCCGTAGCGCATTTGTTGCCGCCTTTCTCGTTTAGCTCGATTCCTTTCTTAGCATTGTTGCGTACCGCTTCCGGGTAGTCGGTGTACGATTCCATTTCGATTCGCTTCTTGCTCTTTAAGCGGCCATCCTTTTTAATCTTGGCAATAATGTTAGAAAGCATAAACTCTGCTTCCTCCTCCTCGATGCGTTCAAGGTGGGATTCCATTTGCATCTTGTCAACAAAATAGCCCTCAATAGAAAAGCCCTTAACCCGTCCGGTCTTAACGTAGTTATTCCAAATATCGTCGTTGTTGACTTTCATTGAAACCATCCACGTACCTTCTGGTAATTCCATTCCGTAGATAGCCGTCTTGTCTTTTTTGGGGTTTTCTACAATCCAAGATTCTACCACCGACAAACCGCTTAATTCTGCGGCGTGTTCCAGCGTGGTATTGCCTTGGTACCCACGCATCAAAAATAACTCCGACGCACGACGTACCGTATCCTTAGAAAAGTACACGTAAAACTCCTCGCCGCCTTGGTTGCGGTAGATTGTTTTGTTTGGAATAAGGGCTGCGCCCATAAGGATACGTTTCTCCTCGTCTTGCGCTTTGAACTCTACCTCATACTCTTTTGCAAGGGTAATAAAGTTCTCCTCAATCGCTGGATGCTCAACGATAGAAATTGCATTAATGCCGTTTAGTCCTTCGGTTTCCTCAAGGACAAGTTCAATTACTTTTTTCATTATCCAAATGTTGCTGTTCTTGCTCTGCGTCGTGCCAACTGTTGTGCATTTGTAACTTGGCCTGCTACCACGTATGCTTGAATGGGTTGTTGGTTTCTTGCGTTTACTGAATCCGCTAATTGGTTAATTCCAGAACGACCAACGATATTAAATTGTGGGGACATCTGCGATTGTGCAGGTGCGCCGGAACCTCCTCCACCACTTGAATCAATGTTTGTATCTGGTGATTCAAATTGTGTTCTTGAAATTGACGCAACTTGCGCCAAGCTAAACGCCGCAGCAAGTCCCGCTTGTACATACGGGTAGCCGGGGAAGGCAGCAGTATATGGAGACTTTTGTGCGGTCGTATATGCATTCTGTACCGCTTCAATACCAGAAATAACCGCAGTTGCAAGGGATAATTTCTTTTGGAACTCAAACTGGCGTTTCTTAGACGCTTCATCGTCTCCTGCAAAAGCTGCTGATAATGCACTTATTGCAGCAAGCCCGTCTTTTGCCATTTGAAACTTTGCAGCAGACACCTCCTGGTCAAGTGTTTTACTATCTCGTGCGTACTGAACCTCTGCTGCATTCTTATCGTTAAGCAGTTGCAAATAAGCATCGTAAGCCTCTTGTTGCGCTACTGTCCCCTCTGCTGCGTTTTGCAGACGTTGCTTTGCGATTGCCAGCTCTGTATCAAGAATCTTAACTTGTTGATTGTATTCAATCTCAAGTGCTTTGCGGCGGTTCTCCTCGATGCTTGATATGGTTACATACTCACCTTGAATAACCTCTCCGTTCTTTTGGATTAATTCGTTGTAGGTAATCATTTCCCGGTTAAGAGCCATTTGATTCATTAAGAACTCGGAACGCTGGCCCGCAACTCTTTCTTCAATGTCGGTTAACTCGGTTCTTGCTTGAATTAAGGCAATCTCATTTTCAATGCTTGGTATCTTCTCGTATTGCGCTGCTGCACCGGCAACAATCTGGTCAACAAGTCCCTTTTCTTTCTCCAGCTGCTCGGTTAGAATCTCATTCAAAAGTGTATTTGCCTCAACCCTGGATTCGATACTTCTATATTCATCGTCCCGCATTTGTCGGGCTTCTTCGGCAAGTAACTGATATGATAATTGAACCTCTGTCCGCCGGGCAGCAGCTAACGCACCCTGCTTCTCTAATTCTACAATCTCTTTTGAGTCGGAAATAATGGTACCAAGATTTAAGGCGGTACCCTTTGTAAGGGAATCAAATATACGGGATACGGTCAACTGAACTGCTCCAAGTGCTGTATTGAAAACGTCTACAACACCTTGGTTGGCCATAAACGATTCCTTGGCGGCGTCTATGGCAATAGATACAAGCGCAAAGCTCTTAGCACTATTGGCCAGCTCTTTGAAAGAATTACTTGCTTTCTCGGTTTCTTTCTGAACGCCTTTAACTCCTTTCTCGGTTTTCTCGAATGCCGTCTTGCTTTCGGTACCAAACTTTTTTACGCTATTGTTAAGCTCAACAACATTGTTATTAAGGTTCTCAATAGTGCTTTCAAGGTTCGTTCCGTCCCCTTGTATCCTTATAGTTTCGACAATCGCCATTCCTTTATTCCTTCTTGGATTTTATCTTCCGTAAACTTATACGTTCCTTTTGCAATTTCGATTTCGTGACTAACGCCAACGTATGGTTGGCTATCTAACACCTCAATCAAATAACTCAAATAAGATTCCCTCATACATTGTTTAATAACTCGAATTCTGCTTTGCCCGTGGTAAGGTTAATCTGCACGTTGTTGACTACCCACTTCTGCCCGTTCCAAAGTAACTTGTTTTTTAGGTCGAAGTTTAGAATCTTGCCCAAAGGCAATATAGCAGGAATACGCACCAATCTACGGGAAGGGTCGTACAAGTCCGTAATATAGTCTTGCCAATATACATTGTAAAGTGAATTATTTACTGATTGAAAAAAGTACGGGTCAAGGTCTGCCCCGTAGTTTAAGGAGTAGGTAGAAGCAGCATTAAACTCCTGATTTGATGCGTTGGCGTAAACCACTTGCGTAACTGACACCGACTTATGCCCGCTAATAATTGTTTGAGTAGGGTCGATAAACGACAACACCGCAGGGTTAATCGTTATTGGCGTGCTAACATAAAATATAAACGGCTGGCCTAAATAAGTTTCCAGTTCACGTGTTACCGCATATCCTGCCAGCAATTTTGTTAAGGCTCCACCGTCTTGGTCGGTAAGCCGTGTAAATAGCATCTGGTCAAATTGCGGTTGCACAACCAACTCCTCGTCCGTATCAAAGACAAACTCCGAGCGTAAATCACCATATCCAATATCGTTAGTTAATCGGTATTGCTCCCCGGTAATTGCGCCCGTCTCGTTGTATTGGAAATTTATTTGCTTGTAAAGTTGCGGCCGTTCTACTTGGCTCTCTGTTATATCGAAGTATTGCGACAAGTCAACATCTGTACCGGCAGCGTACCAATCGCCAAGCGGCAAAAGGTCAAACTCGGTATCGCTTACTGGAATAATTACCAGATTAAACATTTTGCAAAGCGAAGCCAAAAAGTCAGTAACCTTTTGCTCTGGCATCAAAGAAGGAATATCAATAGTGCCAAAAATCTGTTGACTTGCGGAATTGTACGCATTTGCATAAACGTCAACTCCATACATTTCGGAAACCAACACTTCTACTACGTCAAGCGTGACTAATTCGTTTGTGCTGGGCTTAATAGCGAAATATGCCTTGCTTCCGTTTGTTATGTTTATATCGTTAAAAGTCCATTGCCCGTTTCCGTTTCGGGTTTGTTGAGCAACAAGCACCTCGTCTACAAATATCCCAATAATGTAGTCGCTTGCATATCCGTTTACGTCAATATCAATAACGAACTGCCATACTATGCCCGAACCCGTTGGGCCAACTGGGTTAAACGTACTATCCGAATAATCCCAATAGTCAGTAGTTACGGGGGCAAACTCGTCTGGCGCAAGCACCTTCGTCCACGGCACTGAGGTAGGCAAGTCCTTGTACATATAGCCAGCGTTGCGGTGGCACCATATATGCAACTTGTTGTAGTCGTTAATCCCGCTTACATTAATAGTGATTCCATATTTATCTTCTATGGCTGCGACTACTTTATTAATTTCAATAGCGGGTTTTAGGTCGTAGTATTGAACCCCGTGCGTTTCGTTTTGGTTGTGAAAGTGAATGTTATTCGGGTCGTGGTTTCCGTTGTTTGAATCGTAAAACCAAACGTCCTTTGCCGTAATTAAGGGGAATACGATGGAATCCAAGGTGAGCGATACCAAGCCAGCGTAAACATTGTTTGGTGTATAATCTAAATTGTAAGCCGACAAACCTTCAAGGTCGTACAAGTAGTCCTCACCGAATAAATCCGTAAGGTTTACCAGAAGTCCGTAGAACGTAATATCATAAGCGTAGGGAGCGTTTTGGCGCATCTGTACACCTTCCAGCTCAATAGACCCGTAACGGAATACCAGGCCGTTAATTTCGATATACCCTTCGGCACGCAATCGGTAGTCGGCACCACCCACAATATCCGTGCGGTAGTAATGCTCAAAGATTGCGTTATTCCTTGGCGAAGCAGGAACGCTGAACCCCTGGGTGAAGTCGGTAAAGACCTTGCTTATATCTTGAATGTTTTGGACGGATAGGTTAATTACAATATCCTCATCCCCGAACATATCAAGCTCTTGGTCTCCCACAAATATCGTTACCTTATTTTTCATCGAATGTTGTTCCTAATGTTCCAAGCGATTTCAAACGTCAAGGTGTAATTAATCATTTTAGCGTTTACCTCTTTTAGGTATTCAACACCTCCGTCGGTTGGGTTAGCCGTGAACTCCTGCCCATCGTAAAGAAGCGATACCTTTTCGCTCATAAGCAGCTCACGGATAACATCGTCGTAATTCTCGTCCACCCACCCGGTGTTAACGGTAATCGTTTCTCGGCTGTTGACGTCAAAGTTACGGTACTGCAACTGCTGGGTTACGTCGTAAGAAGTTGGTAACTGCGGCATATAACTTTCCCGTGTGAACCCACCGCTTCGGGTAGATACCTTAAAGCAAGTCAGGTAATCGCTTACTCCGTATCGGTTAATGAAGGTAACTCTTACCGGGGTGTATTTAGGTTCGCATACCAATTCGTAATTGTAATCGGTAGCGTTTTCCTCGTATCCCAATTCAGCAAGTGCTGCACGTAAGCAAGCAAACCCCTCGCACGTACCACCGTCGGCTTCTACCCGTGCTTTGTAGTTGACTGCTGCGCTATCGCTAATCAATGAAATAGTGTAGTCCTCAACTGGCTCAACACCCAAGAAAGAATCCACGCTATTCGGGCCAGCGGGAATATAGATAATCTTTTGCGTTGACTGGGTACTTGTGTTTGAGAATCCAAGCTCGTCGGATAGCACGTAAAAATAGTCGGTTCCATTCACGTTGTACAACACTCCGTTAAGGTCGGTGTTCGCATCGTACAAAGCGGGCAAGGACTGCTCGTATCCTTCCATAACTTGAATGGTGCGGTTGGTGATTAAGCCAGCACCCGCAACGATGCCTCCAGATTGCGTAGTAAACGGCAACCAGCCGTCAGTACATAGGAACGATTGATTGTTTTGAATTAAGCCGCTACCTGGGGTTCCCGCATTCACGTAGTTAGACGATAAAGAAAACTTACACCATACGTCCTCGGTTGTTGCATTCTCCCAATCGCTAATAGGGTCGTTCTTTAATACGGTTGTAATTTTCTCACGTATTAACTCGCTGATTTCAAATACAATAGGTTCGTCGTTAATCGAGGTCTTGAATAACGTATAGTCCGCCGTTGGGCTACTTGCGCTGCTACCTTGGAAAATACGCAGGGTAAGCGTAGCATCAACAAGGCCGTCGTTAACGGCTGTGCCTTTGGTTAGCGTGATAAATATCGGAGACCTTGTAAATTGCAACGAGGTCGGAAAGGCGGCTATTGGTAGTCCCATTATTTACGTGTGAATGCTTGGAAGTCATCGGGCGTAAGCTCAAACGCCTGGACTATTTCTTGTGGAAGTTTCTTAAAGTTGACTTTGAATGGTGCGCTAAAAAAGTAACTCGGTTTAATACCATTGTTGTACACCGACTTTGCTATTGCCCATTGCAAGCTCTTGCGTGGTATAAACCTTCCGTTCTTATCCCGGACACCTTCTAACCCTTTACGCACTACCCAGTTTGCAAACGCCTTGGGTGGTGGCATCTTATTGGTGTATTTGTATGGCGTGTTGAACTTGCGTTTTACACCGCTTACACCTTTGTCTTGAAACTCCCCGTACGGTTCCATTGAGAACGTAAGGGAGAACGAGTTAGGGCCAACCGCCAAGTCGTAGTCAAGAGAATTGTACAGCTCCTTTGTGCTGTTCTTTTTCTTCTTGGTGAGGTTCTGCCTTGCTTGTTGAATTACACGCTTTGCAAACTTCGTTAATGCGGCTTGTACGAGTTGTTGGCGGGACATCAGCAGATAGATATTTCCGTATTCGGTACAATCAAGTCAAAGGTCAGGTTCCACCCGGTAAGCAAGCTTTCAAAACGCTCCGTAAACGGCTCACAAATAATATCACCTTCGATTTCGTACTTCTCCGTGTACAACGTACCACGGCGCAACTGGGATTGCAATCCGTTTAGAATAGCCAGGGTGGTATTCAAAATATCCTGCTGGTTATCCACACCAAAGAACGGCTCATTCTGGTCTCTAATATCCTGCTTCGTTTCGTCCACAATATCCATACATAATACCGATACGTTGAATCGTATTACGTGGTCTGCGAATGTTGCTTGGTTAACCATAATATGCGCCAACGGGAATATCGTTTGCTTATTTAAGTCAACGTCGAATATATCCCCAAAGGTTACAACCTTCACAAGTGGATGCGAGGATAGGTATTCGTTTATCTTTTCGGTGGCAAGGTAAAAACTTCTCATTTTTTTATCATTGATATTTCAACATCGTTTTTCTCTTTCTCAAAGGTTATGTACGTCAATGCCTGGTTTATTGGTAGTTGAGTAACGTCTCCAAATTTGAGGACATCTCCTTGAGCAAGCGCATAGATTGATTGATACCATCCCCATCGTTGCCCGAACTGGGCTTCCCTTGTATATGGGTTTTCATCTCTTGCTCCAAAGAGCGAAGGGTATGCGCTGCCAATACGTTCCCTAAACGCCAAAAAAAAACCAGCGCACCAAGCACTACCGAGGCAGGCATCTGCTTCATTATTTCGTCTCGTTCGTCTGTTGCTGCGTACTTCTCAATATCGTACCGTTCGCCTTTCTCCTTAACAACCGGGCGGTACAAAACCGCCATTGCACGGTGCATTGTTGCCCAGTCCGATAGGTAGGAATCAAGGTCTACAAACTCACCCAAGGAAATTTCATTAAGTGCCGGAATAAATCCGTATTTAACCTCGTTGAGTTCAAAGAATTTAGTTAATCCAGGCTTCTCGGATAGGGTCTTTGCTAATCGCTCTAATACACTTACAGCATCCACCAAGCGGACGTTAGGTAGTTCTGAAAATGGAACTCCGCAAAAGATTTCAAGCATTTTCATTTGCTTGAACTCACCCTCTCCCTCAATACGAGCAAATCGCTGGTACTGTTCGAGCGTGATTTCGTCTAACGAGGTTGGTACTACTAATTTAAGTTCCATAGATAAATAACTCAACGGATAGAATACCTACCGTAGTTAGGTTTAGAAAGTTTGTTATACACTGCGTAACGCACGGCATCAAGGGCGTGATTCATAACGTCAATGGGTTTATTAAGCAAGTTGCCGTTCTTATCCTCTGTCCATTTGTAGTTCTGTAATTCTTTAATTAGATTGCTGCTTCGTGAGGTAGCAAATATCTTATGCCGCTTTAGAATATCAATACCTGCATTAATAGAATCTTGGCCTTTGGCCGTGGGCTTAATGTTCCAGCCGAAGCGGTGCAGTTCCTCGATTGATTTCGGTTCGGCACTATCCGCAAAAACTTCGTCCCTTCTATCCAGCCCAAGCGATTGCAGGTGGTTGTGAAGGTCTCGGTTTGTCATCCCAGTACGGTAGAGCAACTCGTCCAAGTAAAGGTTTTCGCCGTGCTGGTACACTGCCACGAGTGCGCTGGGGTCATTGGTATAACCAAAGTCAAGTCCATAGGATATTAGTTTTGCTTCTTGTGGTATTTCAGATGTTCCGAATTGAAAGATTGTTGCCCGGCTCATTCCACGCTCACCAAGGCCATAGATACGCCAATAGTCCTCGTCGGTGTATTGCAACCGTTCAATTTCTTGCTTAATCTTTTCGTCAAGGAAAGGGTTATCCCGGTAGGTAGTTTGGTAGAAGTCGCAATCCTCACGGGGTATTACCCTATCGTAAATCCAATGGAAAGATTCGGAAGGGTTGTAGTCAAGGATAATTCGGCCATCGGTACGAAAGATAAGCTGCTGCCAATCCTCATAAAATAATTCATTTGCCTCGTTAATGTAAAGTAGGTTACGTTTACGGCCACGTATCTTTTGGGGTTGGTCTAACGATATAAACTCAATAAGGTTTCCGTTTAAGTGGTATTCGTGGCTGGACTTATTGTGGT